AATCAGCTTCGGAAGATGATCGAGAACGGTGAAATAAGTTCCCAAGAATGGGCTGCCTTACAGGTGGCTTGAGTCCCGCCCAAGACCCTTGATGGGTCTTTTATTGCCAGGAGCAAAAGATTATGTCCGACGAAACCCAGTCTGTTGATGCGGCTGCCCCAACCCAGGAGGTTGCGAAGGTTGAATCATTCTCGAAAGAGTATGTTCAGGACCTTCGTAACGAGGCTGCCAAGTACCGCACCGAGAAGAACGATGCGGTTGAGCGTGCTAAGGCAGACGTTATCAAGGATTACGAAGGCAAGCTTTCCGAGCGTGAGTCTGCGTTCAATGAGTTGAAGGGTGAGCTTTCGGCGCGTCAGCTTGAACTGTTGAAGTTGAAGGCTGTTGTGTCTGAGGGTATCCCTTCTGAGGATGTTCTGGATGTTGTTTCTCTTGTCCAGGGTTCTGATGAGGCAACGATTTCGGAAAGCGTTGCAAGGGTTAAGTCGTTGATTGGGAAGAATCCTCCGAAGGATCGTCCCGTTGACCCATCACAGGGCACAGGCAATGTACTGCCTCTTAACGGTGACCCGCTTCTCAACATGGTGAAGCGTGTTGTCGGTGCCAATAACTGAGAAAGAAGGATAGCCAATCATGGCTGATATTTTCCACACTCCCGCACCGGATACCGTTGCTAAGACCACTGACACAATGTTCAGTGGGTACTTGGACCCGGTTCTGGCCCAGGATTACTTCGCCGAGGTTGCGAAGGTTTCTATCGTTCAGCAGATCGCCCGCAAAATCCCTATGGGACCGTCTGGCGTTCGTATCCCGCACTGGACTGGTGAAGTCACCGCCCGGTGGGTTGCGGAAACCGAGCAGAAGCCGGTCACCAAGGGTGACATGACTAAGCAGGACGTGGTGCCGTTCAAGATCGCCACCATTTTCGCTGCTTCGTCTGAGGTTGTGCGGGCGAACCCCGCTAACTACCTTTCGGTGATGCGCGCCAAGGTCGCTGAGGCTATTGCGCTGAGCTTCGATCAGGCTGTGCTGCACAAGATCGACTCCCCGTTCGGTACCGCCCTGTCGGACACCACTAAGACTCAGGCTCTTGGGCCGAACGCCTACGATGCCCTTAACGGTGGTCTGACTCAGCTTCTTGCCGATGGTAAGAAGTGGACCGGCACCCTCTTGGACAGCAAGACCGAGCCTGTTCTGAACGCCAGCAAGGATGCTGCGGAGCGCCCGCTGTTCCTTGAGGCGACGTACACCGATATCAATTCCCCGTTCCGCACTGGCCGGGTTATCGGGCGTCCGACTTACATTTCGGATCACGTTGCTCAGGACGAAGTTGTGGGCTTTATGGGCGATTTCTCCCAGCTTATTTGGGGACAAATCGGCGGTCTGTCCTACGACGTCTCTGACCAGGCAACTCTTGACCTTTCCGTTAATGGAGATGGGTCCGGAATTGTGTCACTTTGGCAGCAGAACATGGTAGCAATTCGTGTTGAGGCCGAGTTTGCTGCGCTGGTGAATGACCCTGAGGCATTCGTCAAGCTGACTGATGTTCCTGCGGCTAAACCTGCTCCTGCCACGGTTAAGGCACCTGCTCCGACCGCTAAGTGAAGTTAAGGGTGGGCGGTGACTTCACTTATGGGGTCACCGCCCCTCTTACCGGAAAGGACTCCTTATGGCGTATGCAACCCCCGATGATGTAGCTACACGTTGGGGCCGGGAACTTTCTGGCGAGGAAACCAATCTGGTCAGTGTCCGGTTGGAGGATGTTGAGCGAATGATTCGCCGGCGCATCCCTGATCTGGAAGACCAAGTTTCGTCCGGTCAGATTGATGTTGAGGATGTTGTTCAGGTCGAATCGGATGCGGTTCTTCGGCTGGCCCGTAACCCAGAGGGTTACAAAAGCGAAACCGATGGTGACTACACGTACACGTTGTCGGATGATCTTTCGACGGGTGTTCTGGGTATCACCGATGATGAGTGGGCGATCCTTGGGGTGTCGCGTGGTAGCGGCATGTTCATGTTGACCCCTCAGCCGGTTATCGGGCCGACTATGTATGACCCGTGGTATGGACGCCGCAACGTCGAGGCTGTGTGGAAACACTACAAGGTTATCGACTGGGCACGTCAGGTGTGGTGATGAGTCTTCTGGATAAGTACAACCAAAACATTGTTGTGTTTCCGGAGGAAGTTGTTACTGACGCTGACGGGAATGTGAAGACCCGCCCGTCGAGGACGGGTGTTCCTGCGGTGGCCCGTATTCAGCCGGCTTCGCAGTCGGGTACGTCTGCTCGTAGGCTTGAGCAGGATAACGAGGGGTTCGAGGGTGAGAAGATTTATTATCTTCGGTTCCCTCGTAGTGTGAAGTGCCGGTTGGGGGCTCAGGGCCAGATTGAGTGGCTTGGGGTTCGTTGGGCGGTGTTTGGTGACCCGAACATTTACACGAACTCGCCTCGTACTTCTCATCATGTTTACACCATCAAGAGGTACTGATGGAGTGGACTGTTTCGCAGAAGCAGTTGAACGGCATTGTTGCGAGGCAGCGTGAGGTTCGCCGGGAGATTAAATCTGAAACCCGTGAGGTTGAGGGTAAGGCTAGGGCGAATCTGGCTATGGCCCGCGCAGCAACACCGTGGGTGAAGATCGCTGACCCCAGCGGGTTGACTGATGTGTACGGCATCATGGGCGGGCCGGCACAGTATGACGACGTTGACGGGTTTGTGTATTTGCAGGCACCGAACGCTTTCGCTATCGAGTTCGGTCACGCACCTTCGGGTGTGTTCGGGCCTGACGGCAGGTACGCGGACGTTGAGACTCGTTCCCCGCATGGTCTTTACATTTTGACTAGGGCTGCGGGGATGCCGCGTTTGAATTACACGGTGGCTGGCACGAACCCCAAGAGGGGTCCTTTGCCGACGAAGCGGCGTAAACGCAAGAACAAACGGTACAAGAAACGTAAAAGGGTTTACCAAGATTAGGAGGACGCCCAGGTGTCGAAAATACCACGGGTACAAGCTGTTGTCCTTCCTCTACTTCGGGATGCCTTGCCGGGTGTGAAGATCGGTTCTTGGGTTGAAGATATCGACTACCGGACGTTCCCGATGTTGAACGTCAGGCGTATCGGCGGTCGAAGGCTGAACCCCGGTTACTACGAGTTGGCGCTACCAGTTATCGAGTTGACCTCTTATGGGACTGAGGGGTTGGTTGAGACTGAGCAGTTGTACGAGGATGCGCTTGAGGCGCTGTATGAGGCTGTGAGGCTTCAGAAGTTAACCAGTGCAGGTTATTTGCACAGCATTACGGAAACGATGGGGGCAACCCAGTTTTCGTCCCTTTACATGGACTCCTGGCGGGTCCAAGGTCTGATTCAACTTGGGGTTCGTCCCCTTAAACACTAACCAGGAGACATGTTATGTCACAGAACGATAAGGCAGTTGTTACTGCCGCTGTCGGCTATGTGTTTGTCGCCGCACCGGGCACTCCGCGCCCGACGCCGGCTCAACTTGCCGACATTGACCCTGAGGCTTTTGGTGCTTCTTCTAGCTCGTTGACTTCTTCGGGGGCTCCGACTGGCGGCACTTTCAGCTTGACCGTGGGTGAGGGCGCTGTCGCCCCGAAGCAGGCAGTGGAAACCATTCCGGCTAAGGCTCCCGCGCAGGAAGCCAGCACCCTTGAGGCGACTGGTGTTGAGCCGCCGGCTGCCACCCCTGATCCGAAAGCGGCCAAGAGCAGCAAGACCTCTAAGGCTGTTGCGGCTGAGGAACCTGTCGCTTCGGATGCCCCTTCGGGTACGACCCTTGATCTTCCGTTCGATTGTGGTGCGGCTGAGGTTCAGACCGCCCTTGAGAACATCGAGGGTGTCGGTGCGGGCAACGTGAAGGTTACCGGCGGTGGTTTCGCTGACGGCGGTTTCGTGGTCGCTTTCATCGGGGCTCTGTCGGCTGAGAACGTCGAGGTTACGGTTAACTCGAAGCTTGAGCCTGTCACTGTCACCGTTGATTCTGCGGTTGTTTCGGCCCCGAATGGTTGGTCAAGTGTGGGCCATACAGCCCGAGATGACCTGCCGGAGTTCGGTTTTGACGGTGGCGACACCGAGGTTCGTGGTACTTGGCAGAACGAAAATCTGCGTGAGGTTGTCACGAAGCCGATTTCGGATTACCTGACCATTTACTTGCAGCAGTGGGACATTGACTCGCTGACGCTGTACTACGGTCAGGACGCCTCGAAGCAGTCGGGTGTGTTCGGCGTCAAGGGCGGTACTGCCGCCCCGGTTGAGCGTGCCTTGCTGATTATCATTGTCGATGGTGATACGAAGATCGGTTTCTATGCGCCGAAGGCGTCTGTGAAGCGCGATGATTCGATCAGCCTTGCGACTGATGAGTTCGCTTCGCTGCCTGTTCGTGCCACGTTCTTGAAGTACGGCAGCAGCAACGTGTTTGAGTGGATCAACGAGGACCTGTTTACCCCGTGATCCGCTAGTTAGACCGGGGAGGGGTTGGAGTCTTGGCGGGCCTTCCAACCCCTCCCCACCTAAGCCCCGCCAAATCAAAAGGCCCGCCCAACAAACTTTTATGAAAGGTCCGCTAATGGGTAACATCTTCACTTTGGATTCGATGCGCGAAGAAATCGAGCGGGAGTTCGCCCCGTTCCAGATCGAGGTCGGTGGGGAAACCCTGACCCTGCGTAATCTTCTGCGTGTCCCGAAGAAGAACCGGGATGAGGTTTACGGTCTGCTCGATGAGATGACCGACATTCAGGGCGGTGTTGATGATTCGGGGGCGTTGTCTTCGACTGAGAAGTCCGCGCAGATCGCGTTGCATATCATTCCGCTTGTCGCTGACAACGAGAAGTTGGCGCGGAAGCTGGTTGAGAACATCGAGGATGATCTGGCGTTGACGTTGCGGCTGTTCAATGTGTGGATGGAAGCGACTCAGGCGGGAAACTCCGAGGACTCACCGAACTCGTAGATGAGTACGGTGAGTTTCTGGCTGCCGATCTGCGGGAGTATTACCAGCTTGATTTGAGGGATTTGTTTCGCCCTGAGGCTGGTTTGGGTCCTTTGTATTTGTTGTCTTTGATTCGCGGTTTGCCGATGGATTCGAGGTTTAACGCGGAGCGTCGTGGTGGCCCTGAGTTTCGTGGTTGGGATGCCGGCAGGTACATAGATGTTGCGGCTGTGAATGCTCTTAGGGCGTTGCAGTGGACGTATGTGGCTGCTCATTCTAAGCAGAAGCCGAAACTGCCGGAGCCGTTCCCGATTCCTGATTTGTCGGTGCGTCGGAAGAATACTGGGCCGGGTTCGTTTGCGTTTATTGCGGCGGCGAAGTTGTCGGCGGCTAGGAGAGCGAAGGGTTATGGCTGAGGGTACTGAGGTTGGCCGGATTTATATTCGGGTTTCACCTGACACCGATGAGTTTCGTCGTGAGTTGAAGGCGAAGCTTGAGGAAATCGAGCGGGAGCTTGAGGGTGAAATCCCTTTTGATGGGGACACCACTAAGGCTGAGGCTAAGGCTAAGGAAACCGCTGAGAACGCCCCTAAGGGCACCATCAAGTACGACTCTCAGGTGGAGAAGCTTGACCCTAAGCAGGTTGAGGACGCCAAAAAGGGCTTTGATGAGGAATTACAGTTCAAGGCAAACTTAGATCGTTTCCGGCGCAGGTACCTCAACAAGTTCCAGAAACTCATCTCTGACTTCGAGGTCAACATCCCTTTGGATTTCGAGGGTGAGGAACTTCGCAAGAAGTACCAGGACCTTGAGAAAGGTTTCGGGGAGAAGCTTAAGCTTCTTGATCCGAAGAAAGACAAAGCGACTTTGGCGCAGTTGCGTCGGGATGTGGACGAGTTTTATCAGGATGTTCGTTCTGAGGGTGCGAAAGATTTCCTGCTGGGGAAGTTCGAGGTCGATGAGCGGGTCCAACGGCTAGGTGACCTTGAGAAGTCGCAACGCAACATAGAACTGTTGATGGATCAGTTGAACGCTGATCTTTACAAAGCGTATTTTGCTTCTGAGAAGGTTGATGTTCTGATCCGCGCTTCGGTGGATCAGAACTGGTTGATTCGGCAGCTTGCTTCGCTGAAGCGGACCATTCTGGCGGGAACCCCGAAACTCGTTGTCGATGTCGATAAGGGCAGGTTCCAGAGG